AGGAGGGCGTGAAGGTCTCGGGCGGCAAGGTCTCGGGCAAGCTCAAGAAGCTCACCAGCGGCCAGCTCGTTAGCGACTGGGGCGAGGGCTACTTCCTCGCGCTCAAGTGGACGGTCGACAGCGACGCCAACTCGCTCAAGGCCGGTATGTACCCGTCCAAGTCCAGCGGCCTCATCGAGTGCATCGGCGACTCCGACCGAAACGGCGTGTTCAAGGTCACTAACAAGGATGCCCAGAAGTTCAAGATCGTCACCAAGGTCGACGGCTGGCCTAAGACGCAGCTCTTCGACCTCAGCGGCCTCGTGTTCGAGGACTAGCCGATGTCCGTGTACGTAAGCATCGTGCGCCCCAGCGAAGGTGCTGGGGCCGCACTGCCCGCGCATGACGAGCTTGCCGCGATGACCGTGAAAGAGCTCAACGAGCTCTGCGGCGAGCTCGGCATCGACGTTCCGTCCAAGGCCAAGAAGGCCGATATCGTGTCTATCATCGAATCTGCGGACAGCAGCGGGGGTGAGCAGGCATGACAACCATCTCTGGTAACTAGCAAAACGACCGAATGGGGAGTGTCATGGCGAACATTGATGCGGCCGTCATGGCCGCCGTCAGGCGCAAGTGCAACGTCACGTGGACGGACGCCGACACGGACGCGCGACTGCTAGACGTGGTGGCCACCGTGTCGCCACGTCTTTCCCCGTTGCTTGGCTATCCATCTGACCACGAGTTCACGAGTTCTGACGGTGGCGCCTGGGGACTGTTCCTCGACGGGTGTTTGTACGAGTTCTCTGATGCGTGGGACGACTTTACGTCAAACTACGCGGACGAGATCCTGACAACCCGTCTGATCGTGTTGGGAGCTGCAGATGCTTAAGCGCAAGGCCGAGGTGTTCGCGCCGACTGACGGCGTGGTGTCTATTTGCACAGATCACGTTGACCGCCAGGTGCGCGGCGCGGACTTCTCGAGCCCTCTGCTCTTGGAGGAGGTCTTTCCCCTGGCGTTCAGGCGCATGCGCATCTCGTCCAGGGACGTGGAGCTTTCCGAATCGACGGGCGCCGAGCTGACCGCGAAGCTCGAGGTCAGAAACGTCATCACGCTCGACGTTGGCTATGACGCGGTGCTCAACGGCAAGGTCCACGAGATCACGAGGGTCGAATCTCGCGGTCACACGTGTTGGCTGTGGCTGTCCGAGATCGCCACCGATGGCACCTGCGACCTCGTGCAGGAGACCTACACCTACGACGCCGTGGGCGTTCCGAAGCCCACCAAGTCGACGCCGGTCACCGTCTACGCGCGCCAATTGACACCTGGTGCCAAGCGCAGGAGCGGAAGCGGCGTGGACACGCTCGAACCGACCGTGACGCTCAGGCTACGCAAGGTCGACTACGCCGGCGAGCAGCACCTGACCCACTCTGACCGCACCTACACCGTCATGACCACCGAGGGACACGGAAAGTGGGTGGACCTCACGTGCCGCGAGAGGGGCGCAGACCGTGGCTAGCGAATACCGCGTGTCAGCCGATGGCTCTGGCATCAGCTTCATTCAGGCAACGTCTGACGCGATAACCGAGTACAACGCCGAGATTGACGCTGAGATCAAGGAGGCCATGCATGCGGGCGGAAAGGCCGCGCGGACGCATCTGCGCAGCAACTCGCCCAAGGACACGGGCGCCTACTCGCGATCATGGGCCTGCGACTACGATGACCGCACCGGGCACCATGAGGTCGTGGTCAAGAGTCGTGACCACTGGCAACTCACGCACCTGCTCAATGACGGGCACGACGTGCGAAACCAGTACGGCGGGCCATACGGCAAGGTGCCTCCGGCATCGCCAAAGCACCACATCGACGCGGCCTCCGAGCATGGCAAGCAGGTAATCGCGCAGAAGCTGGGGGTGAGCCTATGATGACGCTTTCCGATGCGGTGAGCGCATTCACGACGAACAAGGTGCCGGTGGCACACGTTCGGTTCCATGGACACCAGCAGCCCCCATACGCCGAGGCGCACCTCAACGAGATTCAGAACCACTACTCCGATGACCGGATTTCCCGAACTCTTTGCGAATACGAGTTCGTGATGCACGTGCTCGATCGTGACCTCGAGCTGGAGGCGGCAATCGAAGACGCATTGGATGCGTCAGACATAACGATCGAGTACAAGTCGACGGGGCACAGGGCCGACGAGGACCTGGTAACCGTCACCTACCGTTTCGAAGTGTATGAACGAGACACCACGAAGGAGGCCAACAATGGCTAATCCAACCGACATGCCTAACTATCGCTATGGCGTTCGCGGCGTAAAGGTCGCGCGTCAGATTTCTGCCGGCACCTACGGAACGCCGTGGGTGGAGAACGGCGCGGAGAGCATTGACGAGAGCGGCCGATCCGCTCCGAGCTCCACCACGTTCTATTCCGACGATGGTAAGCCGTCAACCGGCACCGGAGCCGCTGGCAACGACACCTTTACCGTTCAGTTCGCCGAGTTCTCCGAGCAGTGGCAGACCGGAGTCCAGGGCCACAAGAAGGACGCCACCACGGGTGCCATCATCAAGTCGAAGAACGACGAGGGCAACAAGTTCGCCATGGGCTGGGAGGTCCAGGGCACGCTCAGGAAGACCCGCATCTGGAAGTTCGGCTGCGAGAGCTCCGAGCCCGCCGCCTCTGCGTTCCAAACCAAGGGCGAGAACGTCACCGAGTCGCCGGAGAGCTGCACCATCACCGTCAACGGCGACACCTTCCCGACCGGGCACTACGACGAGCTCGTGTGCCACGAGGGCGATCCCGGCTTCGAAACCTTCCTCGATTCCGTTCCCACGCCCAACCCCGGCTCTCCCGCAGGCATCGTGAGCACCAAGCTCGCGTCGCTCGTGATCGGCACGCTCGACCTCACGCCCGCGTTTGACGCCGGCACCGAGGCTTACATCGCCACCACCGAGAACGCTACCGACACCATTACTGCGACTGCCGCAGACGATGACGTGACCGTGGCAATCGAGGTCAACGGCAGCTCCCACACCAGCGGCAGCGCCGCAACGTGGTCCTCTGGCACCAATACCGTCCTCGTGACCGTCACCGACGACGAGGACGAGACCAACTCCACCACCTACATCGTGCTCGTGACCAAGGAGTAGCCTCATGGCGGTTGACCTTCACGACAATCGCGTGACCGTCACGCTTGGGGGCGGCGAGTTTGAGCTCGTCGCCTCCAAGCTCGCCGAGCGCTACTACGGCGATAGGTTCAGAAACGACGTGGAAGCACTCGGCGAGTCCAATGCCTACACGACCATCAACGTGCCCACTATCGGCGATGACGGCAATCCCGTCTTTGACGAGGATCTCAATCCCGTCATGCACAAGGAGATTATCCAGCTCTCCTACAGTGGCAGGCTCAAGTTCGACATCGCCGTGAGCTCTGTGTCACGTGTCAGCTCCGCGCTCGAGATTCCGACGCAGGTGGTCGCTGCGGCATGGGCCATGGCGAGAGCGGCCGGGTCGACCAAGCTTACCTACAACGATTGGGAGGCATGGTGGCTCTCGCTTCCGTCGAACGCCCAGGACGACCTCTCTCTTTGGGAGGCGGTGTGCGTCGACCTTGCGGAACGCGCGTTCTTTCGGGACTACGGTGGACCGCACGACGCTGGAGAACCCGACGAGGAGCAAGAAGGATGAGGGCGCAAGACCCACGTCAGAGGCCGCTGCGTGGCCAGAGCAAGCCGATGTGCTTGCCCTGGTGCGTGGCGGCATTAGCTATGAGCAGGCATGGGAGATGAGTCCGCTCGAGTGCGAGAAGACGCTCTCCATCCTTTCCGCGTGGGCGATTCCGTCAGACGAGAGAGTTGGCGGCACTGTCATGGCGACACCTGCCGACATAGACGCGCTATACGGCAAGTAAGAAGGGACGGTGATGCTAGATGGCCACCAAGGATTACTACAAGGGCATCACGATCCAGTACAAGGGAGACGACTCCAACCTTTCCGCCGTACTTGGCAAGATGAACTCAGAGATGCGTCAGTCCCAGGGTGCCGCACGTGCGCTGCAGACCGCGCTCAAGATGGATCCCAGCAACCTCGCCCTGGTTAAGGACAAGGCCGAGGTCGTGAGCAAGCAGATCGAGCTCACCAAGGATCGTGTGGACGCACTCAAACAGGCTCTCGCCAAAGCCGAGGACCCAGAGGTCATCACGCGACTCACCCAGCAGGTCGACATCGCCCAGGCCAAGCTCAACAACCTCAAGAGCCAATACACCGAGCTCAATCAGACGTCTGCTATGTCAGGCACGTTCGGACAGGCTGTCCAAGGTCTCGAGAACGTTGGTAACAAGCTGCAGAGTGTCGGGCAACAGGCGTCGAACATCGGTGACAAGCTCTCCGTGAGCCTGACCGCACCCATCGTCGCGTTCGCGACGGCCACGGTTGGAGCGGCCACGACCATCGACACGGCGCTCACCGACGTTCGCAAGACCGTCGACGGCACCGAGGAGCAGTACCAGCAGCTCAAGGATGCCGCGATCGAATACAGCAAGACCAATGCAGTTTCCGCCGACGAGATCCTGCAGGTGCAGGCACTCGGCGCTCAGCTCGGATACGTCACGGAAGAGCTCGAGATGGTGGGCCGCGTGGGAAGCGGACTCGACATCGCGACCGACATGAACGCCGAGCAGGCCATCACCGACATGGCGCAGTTCGCCAACATCACCGGAATGGCGCACGACAAGTCGGAGAACTACGCCTCTACCATCGTTGCGCTCGGGAACAACCTTGCCACCACAGAGAGCAAGGTGTCGAGCATGGCACAGCGCATCGCCGCTGCAGGTTCGCAGGTCGGCATGAGCGAGTCCGAGATTCTGGGACTCGCCGGCGCGCTCAGCTCCGTTGGCATGGAGGCCGAGGCGGGCGGCACTGCCATCTCCACGATCATCAGCCAAATCGACAAGGACGTTGCTACGGGTTCCGAGAATCTGGAGACTTGGGCGGCCGCGTCCGGGATGAGTGCCGAGGAGTTTGCCAAGGCGTGGCGTGACAGCCCGACACAGGCCCTCACGACGCTGCTCTCCAG